CAGAAAACCGTATGCCAATCTACGGACATCGTGGTTAGCCTCCTGGATTGCGGGAATTGTGTCATTAGTTTTTGACATGCCCCTTCTCCTCCGCGTTTTGTTTATCTATCATCTTTATAGAACTTTCATCTATAAACATACTGGCTTCCAGGAGGGCAATTATCATGCTTCCCAAAATAGAGGACAGTCTAATTGATGCTTTTTTTGAATCATCATTTTTTCCATCGTATTTTGAATAACCAAAATAATCTTCGAATAGAAGGCTTTCAATGTCATCAAAGAAGAAAAAGGATGTAGTTGTAACAATTATTGGTTTTTTGTCTATTATCTGAAACTTTACATTTGTTTTATTGAATTTAATTGATGTGTCATTAACTATCTTAACTAGCTCCATCATGTTATTTGCTACTGGGCGATTAACTATACTCATTGTGAGTGATGGAGAAAATCCTGAATCATCAAAATTCAAATAATACTGAATTACAGGTGATTCATCTTTGTCTTCTTTATCTATGAAACTTTGTATTATTTTTTTATTTAAAGTCGAGCCATCACTTTCATTATATAATTCAATATTATCATCATGTCTAAGGGCTACACTATCGCGAATCAAATCAATTAACATTATCAAAAGACCTCAATTGTTATTTCATGCGTAATTATACTAAAAGTATCTTAAAAACAGCAACATTTTACATTGGTGATACCTATATGTTGATTGTCCCTCTGAAGAGGGGGGAGCTGCTTTTACAATAATGAATGTAGGGCATTCTGGCGCAGAGCGGTCAGTCTGATAGGGTTGTGTCATAATCGTGTCAGTGCATGCCTGAACTAATACATCTAAGTTGCTCACTCTGTTTCTGCTATCCATTCCGGGATTTTTGCTTCAAGCTCAAGCTGTGTGGTAAAGCCACTGTTATCAATAGAATGCTCAACTTTTGCAATAATCCAGTCCTGATTGTCGATGTCGCTTTTAAAGCCTGCCACCGTGCCATGCATTTCGGGGTAGAGTTCAGCGCGACCACGTGCCAGCGTGATGGAGAATGATGCGGCTCCGCGTTGTAGCTGTTGCCACTTTGCCGCCGCTGCGCGTCTTGCTGCCTGCTCGTTCTGATAAGTCTTGCGTAACACAAACACGTTGCCTTCCGCGCCTTCCATATAGTCGCCTTCCCGGCTGCTGCTTTTCTCCTTTTTCGGTTTGCGGCGTTTCACGCTGACTTTTTTCTTTTTCCCGTAATTAAGATCAAGCCAGTAGGCGCGTACACCCGTATACGCCTCGCGGTCAGCAATGCGAAACTGATGGCGATCGCCGCTGCTGCGTGTGATGGCAAACGATGGCAATGGTTTTCCCTGCGCGTTCACGCCACCGCCTGGCATGATGAATAACAGATTACCGCTTTTTACCGTGGTGATTGCGCCCAGCATTTCCGCCATGCGCGTAAGGAAGGACATGTCACTTTCTTCGGTCTGGTCGGCGTGGTCGATTTCGATATCCATCAGCATTTCGCTAATTTGCGGTTTCAGACCGTACCGATGAGCGATGGCGGATACCACACGCTCAACGGTCACATCATGCCAGGACACCTCACGTTTAACGTTAAATTCATCCCGAAAATCTGCGCTTCTGGCCGAAATGGTCAGCCTGTCCGGCGGTCCTTCGTGAGCGATTTCATCAACAATGTAAGTGCCTTTTTCTGTCAGCGGTTCTCCTTTCCAGCCAATGAGAACCGTCAGGCGCGCGCCCCGTGGCGGTAGCTGCAACTGACCATCCGCATCATCCAGCGTGATGGTGAGCTGGTCCGCCTCAAATCCCCGGTTGTCGGTCAGTGACAGGCTCATCAGGCGCTCTGCCACGCCTGACAGCGTTTTACCCTCCGCGAGAATATCAAAATCCGGCATTTTCACGGGGTCTGTGCCCTGACTGAGCAATTGCATGGTGGTGTCGGTCATCTGTTCCCTCCCTGTGCGGCATGGTCGCATGTGCGTGCGGAGGGGGTTACTGCTTTTTGTTGTCGCCGGGTCGGGAGAACGGCGCAGGGGTGAGATTACGCGCGTGGTGGGTGATGATTGTTGCCGAATCATTTAACGGATACAAGGGGCTGAAGCTATGAGTGAAACTCGTTTTCATGGTGCCCGTGTTACGGAAAATACCGACCTGGTAACAGCGATTAACGATGTTGATTCCAGCGTTATCGGTATCGTGGCAACGGCGGATGATGCGGACGCGAAGCTGTTCCCGCTGAACAAGCCCACACTGCTGACCCGCGTCAATGACGTGCTGGGAAAATGCGGGACAACGGGGACGCTTTATCGTGCACTTAAGGCCATCGCAGACCAGGTGAGCACAAAGGTGATCGTCGTTCGCGTGGCTGAACACAAAGAAGAAGACGGAAAGACGCAGGATCAACTGGTTATCGGTGGTTCTGAGGATGACGGCAGCTATACGGGGATGTATGCGCTGCTTGTTGCAGAGCAGGATGAAAGCATCGGATACCGTCCGCGTATTCTGGCCGCGCCGGAGCTGGACACGGAGGCTGTAACAAAATCCCTGTGCGTGATTGCAGGTAAACTGCGCGCGTTTGTGTATGCCTCATGTTACGGCTGTAACACGATGGCTGAGGCGATTACCTACCGCCAGAAATTCAACGAACGTGAGGTGATGCTCTTATGGCCGGACTTCATCGCCTACAACCCGAAAAGTGGCAAAAACGAAACGTTCCCCGCGCCTGCCTATGCGTGCGGCCTTCGTGCGTACATTGACCATGAGCAGGGCTGGCACAAATCATTGTCCAACGTTCCGGTTAAAAATGTGCTGGGGATGTCGAGGCATGTGTTCTGGTCGTTGCAGGCCGAAGACAGCGATGCCAACAGCCTCAACAACAAAGAAATCACGACCATTATTCGTCGCAACGGGTTCCGCTTCTGGGGCAACCGCACACCGGAAACGAACGCCTACATCTTTGAGGTGTATACCCGAACCGCACAGGTGCTGGCTGATTCAATTGCGGAAGCGCAGTTTGAAACCATCGACAGTCCACTGACGCCTGCGAATGTGAAGGATGTTATCAGTGCCATCAGGGCAAAACTGGATTCGCTGGTTACTGCCGGGAAACTGATTGGTGCGGAGTGCTGGTATGACGTGGTGGATAACGGCACCACGAATTTACGTCAGGGGCGTGTGCGTATTCGCTACAAATATACGCCCGTTCCGCCACTGGAAGACATGGAGCTTTACCAGACGTTTACTGATGAATACTTTGAACCCGCATTTGCGGTGCTGGGAGGTGCCTGATGGCTGTGCCAAAACATCTTCGCTTTTTTACGCTGTTTGTGGATGGTGAAAACGAAGTGGGTAAGGTGACGTCCGTCACTCTGCCTAAGCTGACGCGCAAAACCGACAGCTACCGGGGGGGCGGCATGATGGGTGCGGTAAGTATTGATCTCGGTCTGGAAGACTCCGCGCTTGATGCGAGCTTTGTCATGGGGGGCGCAGTTCGTGAGCTGTTCCTTAAGTATGGCGGCACGATTGACGGCACGCTGCTGCGTTTTGCGGGTGAATACTACACCGATGCAGAAAGTGACCTGTATGAAGTCGAAATGCGCGGACGTGTGACGGAAATTGATATGGGGGAAGCCAAACAGGGCGAAGCCACATCACACACTTACGCCATTAAAAACACCTACTACAAGCTGAGTGTTAACGATCGCCCGTTGTGGGAGATTGACCTGCTGAACTTCATTTACCGGAAGGACGGCAAGGACATTGTGCCCGATCGCATCCGTTCCGCGCTCGGGCTTGGCTGATAAGTAATATGCAGGCGGCGCAGTGCGTCGCCTCTGACTGAAAGGAGTTTCCTGATGAAAGAGACGAAAAACATCGATACCGAAAACACGGTAGTTACTGACACTGTGAAAGAAACCAGTGAGCGTGGCGTAAAACTTACCCAACCAATTGAGCGAGGCGGCGAAAAAATCACGTATGTGGAGATCACCGGGGCTATTGAGCAGGCTGGATCTCTGCGAGATTTGTCGCTGTCTGATGTGCTGAATCTGAAAGCGGAATCCATGTTTACGCTGTTGTCGCGCGTGACATCACCGCGACTGGATGAAGTGATGATCAAAAAAATGGCATCCCGTGACTTTATTCAGTTATGTGTGGTTACCGTAAATTTTTTGAGCGGTGCGGACTCTGGCGGGAAGAACGAACAGGCGACGGAAGCCTGATCACGGTTGTGTGCTTTGAGCACATAGAAGACTTTGTGGCAGATATTGCCGTTATTTTTAACTGGTCGCCCGCCGAAATCTTCATGATGACGCCCGGCGAAGTGGTTAGCTGGCGTGAGCGGGCGGCACTTCGCAGCGGGAATGCAGACAATGAAGACTCTTGATATCCGGGTCGCTTTCAGCGCCGTTGACAGGCTGACCCGGCCTGCCGAAAACGCCCGCCGCCTGATGGGGCAGTTTGGTGACTCCATCCAGCGAACGCAGGGGGCGATTAAAAATCTCGAGCGTCAGGCGCGTTCATTTGAGCGCGCCCGCGACGCTGTCAGTAAAGCGGATGCGGGTATCGTGAAAGCACGACGCCAGCTTAACGCCCTTAATCAGTTACAACGCACGGGTGCAGTGCTCAGCGAAAAACAACAAAAGCTGATGCAGCAGTTAAGCACCCGGCTTGAACGCCTGAATGAATCGCGCGCACGGGAAATTCAGAAAATGCGGGAGCTTGGCGGAGAGCTGAAACGCCACGGCATTTCCCTGACAGGCAGCGATAACACCATCCAGCAGGCCATCAGACGCACCGAACAGTACAACAACCAGCTTGAACGCGAACGGCAGGC